GTAAATTTCTCCTACTCGCACTTGCCACAAGTCCCGAACTTCCTCTGTTACCAGCGTTAGGTCGGATGTTGAAATTTGGTACCCCCGCTAGGATTCGAACCTAGGACGCTCGCTAATCTGGCGACGATGCTGTGTATAAGACAGGTGTTTTACCACTAAACTACAGGGGTGTAACTGGTACCCACACTCGGAGTCGAACCGAGAGAACTCTTCCTTTTGAGAGAAGTGACTTTTCCAATTTGTCCATGTGGGCATTTGTTTGGTAGCGACAGCTGGACTCGAACCAGCAACACATGAATTTTCAGTCCACTGCTCTACCATTGGAGCTATGTCGCCATTAAATAATTTTGGTAGCCAATGATGGGAACGATCCATCGACCCCCGCCTTATCAAGACGGTGCTCTACCACTGAGCTAATTGGCCAAACTTGGTGGTAATAGTTGGACTCGAACCAACGATAGTCTGCGTATGAAGCAGGTGCATTAGCCACTATGCTATATTACCATAGAAAAACACACTCAACATTCTGCCCTTGATTCACTACTGCTACTAGGGGCATGTTCTAATGTGTTTATCTATGGAATCCATTGTGTGTAGGGCATCGAAACCTACATTCAACCCCATAACGGGCCTTTCTTACCACTTAGAAGAACACGGATTCTTGGGGTCATGACTCCCCAACATGGACAGGTTAATTACTCCTGTTTTCACCATATGGAAACACACTAACTGCTCTGTTACCACTGTATGCCTACAGCTTGTATCCATTCATCTAATGTGTTTTCATATGGTGCTCCTAACTGGTAACGATCCAGTGTTTCTACATTACCAATGTAGTGTAATGCCTTTATACTATAAGAGCATATGGCACCCCCTGATGGACTCGAACCACCGAATGTCGGAATCAAAATCCGATGCCTTACCAACTTGGCGAAGAGGGTATAATTTGGCGCGACCTAAGAGATTCGAACTCCTGACCCCCAAGTTCGTAGCCTGGTGCTCTATCCAACTGAGCTAAGGTCGCATATATTATATATTGAGGGCTTGTCTTACAGTCAGAGTGTAAGGGATTTGTTATTCAATATGTAATAGCGTTATTCATTAATACTCTGTGCTTAGCCTTTCAGGGGCCAGTGCGATGTTCTCACAGAATATTAGTGAATAACGCAATTTCTTGCGTTATGTTGGGGTCAATACCCCAACCAGTGATTTTAGTCTCTGCGTTACCGCCACAGATTTCATCCTACTGTCCGCCCGTTTGCCCATGTTTTACGTGCGGGCTAGGTCCTCGTTACCTATACACACGTCGGCGCTAAATGCAAAAGCCCCTGAAAACTTTCATCTTCAGGGGCTTCATAAACTTTTCAGAGTGTTACTTTAAGTGTAACTCACTCCTGCTATGAAACCCCTACGTAAACTTGTATCATTATATGACCAGCGAATACTTGGGATATTTTTGCCCTCAAAGGCCGCTACTGGCATCTGTAGGGATGCTATCGTATGGGCTATTGATTGGCAAGTAATATTTTTCATAGTAAAGTTATTTAGTCCTGGTTAAAAAGTCCTGCAATTAAGTGCTGTTTTTCACTTTTTTGCAATTCATGTGTGAAGTATAGCACCTTATCGAATTGTTGTCAACAACTTTTTTCGCTAGTTTGCCCAAACTACACACTTTCTTTATGTATCGATTTCTCAACACATGTCAGCAGTATACATGACCTTTGAATTAAAGTCAAATTTTTGTTTACCCAAAACGTCAATATGTTGCGGTGCCGGGTTTTTCCTCATAGTCGCTGAGGTTGGTGGGTAGTAGGTAGTCTCTACGATCCATCAAAATTTTTACTTTTGGGCCATACTCATCAAAGCCTTCCCATGGGCTACCCAATGCTAGTGTCAGTTTTACTTTATCAGTCTCATTGTCCATGCCATGTACCCAGCTACCATCCATTAAAAATGCACCTTCTACTTCGGGAACATGAACATCACCTGTTTGGGTTCTAAAGAACAAAGTATCGGTTCGACCTTGCAATACAATACGAAACTTGTGCTTCTTTGTACCTACTTCATGTATCTTGCTGTCTATGTGTATAGCGTTCTTTGCACCAGGCTGAGTGATAAGAATCATTAATCTACTACGCATACCGATCCACGGGAATACAATGTTGTCAAAATATTCTTTGATAGTAGGTGGGGTGTGTTCTGCCCAAACAAACTCACCTTGATGACGATTAGAGATGCTTTCTGCACCCAACATACCTGTTTTAGTCACTAAGGGTATCATACTGATTTCTCTATACGCATCCCAAAATACTGCATCAGTGTTTAATAGTGGTTCAATTTCTGCAACTGCTTTTGCTTTATCAATGGGGGGCAAGTCAACTGTTGCAAACAATAAATTATTACTCATATCATATTCCAAATAGAATTTTCCTAGCATCATCAAATGTAGTGTCAAAGTGATTCTTGTCTGCTCTCAGTCCAAGTATTGTTCGATTATTTTCACTTTGTGTATTATCCCAGTCATGGTACATAGTAGTATTAAACAATATTGCATAATGTTGAGAAAAATGCAGTGATTCTAAAGGTTCCACTTTATTCAACATATCTTCCATATATGGAATGTTTTTATGCGGAGTAATGCTTTCTGACCTATACCAACTAGTAATGCACTTATCATCTTTTACTACAACCGGATAGTTTATTCTAAATTGAACCGGTGTGTTCAGTGAACCATTCATATCTATATGTATGGGGCTTTTAACTTTGGGGTATGTAGTTAAAAACACTGCGCTTCTATCCAAATGTAAGAACTGTGTACATGGATTGTCATCTATTATCAATTTTAAGTCTTCTTCATTTTTTATGTACGATTCTTCTGTGCGGTAAGTAGGAAACACCTCTTGTATTGCGGTAACACTTTTATTATTAGAAACGACAAATTCAGATTTGTTAACGATGTCTTGCAATGTTTTGATGTACTCAGCTAATCCATCATATGTGAACAGTATATAATACGGGCTACAATTTTTAATTACAGTAAACATTTTATTTTAAATCCACAATTAGTAGTTGTTGCATCACACCGTTAAACAACACAAGACCATCACTAGGTTTAAACACCGTATTTGGAAATGCTTTTCTTAGATGATATTTTCTACTTATGTCAAACAGTCTTTGATTGTAGTTGTTAAACGATAAGATATATTCGTCACAGTTTTGTTCTTTTGCTCTTTTAAACTGGTCTGTCATTGTGTGTGTATGAATGTAAGCCTTCATACATCCTAAACCTTGTACAATATTTTCGGCATTAGAGAACCATCTAAACCCACCTTGATATATTTTCTTATCATCCATGTATCTAATAATGCCGCCGCTACCACCCCATATCCTATCATTAACATAGACTAATGCATATGTGTCTAGATTATCATCCCTGAGTAAACTTAACAGGCTCCATGGCAGTTTATACCCATAATTATCAGGAAGATTATCTACATCAGATTTGAAGTACTCGGTTAATCCTGCAGTCAGTTTTTTAGTGAATTCAGTTTTATTTTCTGATGATAATACTAAAACTTCAATTTTATCCATTTTAACTTTCTACTACACCAACTAAATGTAATCGTTCCATTTCTGAACAATTTATAAATGTGTGATTTTTTCTAGTGTCTGCCCAATATACATAACCTGTTTTCATATGAGTCAATTTTGCATCTTCCCCATCTTTAAATACAAAATAGCATTCTGGATTAGTTATTAATGGAATATGTACTCTAGGTGTTGAATCTTTGTGTACGCTATAACAACTCATATGATTGACCCACATTAAACGTGTGCGTGTCATCTTATAATCAACTATTAGTTTTTCAAAAATAGTATCTTTGAAAAACGGATTTAATTGGTTATACGATAGTTCCATACCTTGATTTCTACCCACAGCACTGTTCCATTCATTTTGAGTCCAGGGTTGATTTGTTTCTGGATTTATTTTTGTTTCAGAGTTCCAAGGATTCGTTTCAGCTTTATATTGCAAGCCAGCTTGTTTACCTTTATGACCACTACTAGTCCATTGAATGTTGGGTTCAAGTTTATGGTATTCCGCTAAAATATCAGTTATATCAATATCGTTTAAAATTTTTATCACAATTTATTTTCCAAACTTTTATTAAAAATAATATCATCAATACTAACATCAACGTGTTGCGGGTAATTGGGTTTAATGTTTTTGTCGTAATTTATATTACCAAATTCAATTAAACTTACCCTAGTATTAGTAAACCAAAAATCAATGGCACTTAAAATTTCAGAATATTTAATAGGATCTTTGTCTGAGTAATTTTCCAAGTATCCCATCTTTAACAACAACATAGGTAATATGTTATTTCTTTTAACATCAATATGTGTCATTTCTATTTTATATTTATCTACACAGTATGGGTTATGGATTTTGTAAAGTGCATATCCATTTGCAGCCATAGAGCCTGATGTAATTACAGTAGTATGTTCTGATAATTCTTTAATTAATATAGCTTGAGTAATCCCAACGTATGCATTGTTAAAAAAGTAATCACATTTGCTATTTTTTACAAAGTTAATTACTTTATCTATATCAGCCTCTAAGTCATACCCATTGGATCTAGAAAGTCCAATAACCTCATGCCCCGAGTTCACAAAATGATTATGTATGTGTAGTCCTAAGCCTCGAGTATGTCCAGTAATTACTATTTTCATTTTAAATAAAATAAGTCTTGGTGTTGATTTGCAGGCATACCTAAATGCACTGCAGGTTTCATTTCATTTTTAAACCACTCTAAATCATAGTATGTATTAAAAGACTTGTTATCTAATGATTCAAAATTATCTGCATCTGTAACTACATATGAAGTATCTAACCAGTATGCATGTTTTTCATATTGCAATGATTTAAAATCTATTGGTTGAACATTATCAAAACGTTCTAGTATCCATTTACTAAATGGTTCAAATATTTCTTTACGCCATATTGTAAAAAGTATAACGCCGTTGGGATTTAATAATTTTTTTAAGTCTTCTAGTTCTTCTTTAGCTTGTTCTATTGTGTTATGAGTAAAAACACTATAACATATTATTACATCAAATTTTTGATTCAATACATAGCTTAATTTGAGATTTTTATCCCCATTAGGGTTATATGCTTGATGCCATTTATCATAATGTAAAAATTTACAGTCTATATGATTCATGGAAGCATTTAATATAGAAAGTTGTGTTATGTCTGCCCCAATATATTTATCCGTGTCAATAAACTCACGTGCAGAATTTAAATAATTACCTTGGTTACAACCATAATCAAGTATAGAAACATTTTTCCAATCTATATTTAAACTTTTATCATTAAAAACTTCAAATAGATTTTTATTGTCTTGTTGTATATATGTGCTAAAAATTTGTTCAGGTTTCATAAATTTTATTAAGTCTAGTTAATGTATCATTGTTTACATCTTTATACCCTCTACTTAGGTATTTTTTATAGCGACCCATAATACTTTCAACAGGCCAAGTATAGACATTATCATTTAGTCTAATTATTTTCTTTACAATATCATCCAGTGTGTCTTTACCAGTAATGTATTTTTTACCATCACATGCAATAGCTGTTATAGTATAATCTACGATATTTAATCGTTCTTCTACAGTTACAGGATGTACAAATGCTTGATACTTAAAGCCATCAATTGTCCAATATGTACCACTATGACCTAACCAATTAGTTTCTTTGATATCAGTAGCAAGTGGCTCTAGTATTTGTTTTACTTGTTGAAATTGACCTTCACTTGTACAACAAATATCTAAATCTTCAGGAGTCCATTCAGGGTTGTCTATACGTTTTTCAAGTTGCCATGTCATATAGCTACCTGTTATGAAAGGGCCGTATTTTAAATCAAGTTCAATTAAATTGCTGATAAATTTTAAGTGTTCGCTCATTTGATGCCAATTACCATGTATCTGGTAAATCCCCATGTTTCATATTGAAAATGTTTTGTACCCGTAAATTTATATTCACTTAGTGGGTAATGCTTTATGAAATCATCTAGTGATGCGCTATGCACAAAATGGTCATCATGTGGCATATCATTACCTTGAATAATAATTCGTGTACCTTCAGGTATATTGTTGAACCAATCCATTGATTCAAAATGTTCAGTTGATGTGTTAATTACTAAGTCACGCTCACCTTCAACTGTTGAATTACAATCTTGAGTGAATGCTTTAAAAATCCAATTACGATAAACCCAATTTTGATTGATTAGGTCTGCTATAACTTCACATTGCGGGTCAACGTCATAGCTTCTAATGTTGCCCACTTTGAACTTACCTCGACTTAATAGAAGAAAGGCTGTCATGCCATACCAACCACCGTATATGTGAGTTGTTTTGCTAGACCAGCCTGTTCTTTCTAATTCTTCACATAGCCAAATCTTACTACCAACTTGACCACTAGAGAAAGCGTCTTTATCGACTTCCATTGTATTACAATGCTACTTTACCTATTGCATTAACGATTGCGGCAATCTTACCAACTGCTTGTAACTGTTGAATAGTCATTCCTTCTTTTTTAAGTGCATCATAGTGATTTTTAACGCAGAACTCGCACTTGCCAATAATGCTAGCGGCTAATGCATACATCTCAAATTTTTTCTTAGATACACCACCGTGATTAGCATATGCATTCATACGCAAGCCAACAGGTAAACCCTTCAATGCTGGATCTTCTACCATTTCAGCGAATGGGTAATACACATTATTCATTGCCATTAATGCGGCAGCAGTTTTCATTGCACTGCGTTCAGGGTCAGCTTCTTCTGAAAACAATGGACTATTCATTTCAATTTCAAATGCTAGTGCTCCATTGTTACATGCAATAGCTGCCACATATGCACAAGCATGTGCATCAATTGGATCTAGTCCATGTCGTGTCATTATAGATTCTAAGTTTAACTTAATATCTTTACAGTAATCAGGAATACTTTCTGATACTGATTTTACCCAATCGCCGTTAACAGTAATTGGTGGCATAGTGTTATTTGCACTGTTTATATCTTTTACATTATTCATTTTGATTTCTCCGCTAATTCTTTATAACCTGCCCAACTAGGATGAATACCGTCTGGTTGTAATCTGTTGATTGGCAATACTGTATCTCCAAATCCTAAGGCAATTTCTTTTACAATATCTTGTATGTCGGGTTTAATTGCCGGCAATATCCAAAATACTTTTTTGGCTCTAACTGCGGTACGTATTCTTGAAAGTTCTTCTTTTGTTTTTACTCCCTTATGGTCGTTTGACCCTAAGCTAATAATTACAGTTTGTGCAACTAAGTCATTACCATTATCTTTTTCAAGATACTGCTTTCGCCATTGCCAACTATTAATACCACCTTTAGCGTAGGCAACACACTCTTGTTTAAATTGGTGTGTTCCTACGGCAATACTATCACCTAGTATCAAGCATTCAATCATAGAGTGTCGCCGCCGATTGGACGACTACATGGGCATAATTCACCAGTTTGCAATGCATCTAATACACGCAATGCTTCATCTGGATTACGGCCAACATCTAAGTTGTTTACTGTAACGTGTTGAATTGTATTATTTGGGTCAACAATAAATGTAGCACGTAATGCGGCACCTGCTGGTTCAAAGAAAATTCCCAACTGATTTGCTAGTGATAATTCACCACGTGCAACATCTGCGAATGACCATGAATTTGTTTTCTTTAAATCTTCGTGTGCGTTACGCCATGCAAGTTTACAGAACTCATTATCAGTTGAACCAATAAGTAATACTGCGTCACGGTCTTCAAATTGACTGCGTAGTGCATCATATGCTACGATTTCTGTTGGGCATACGAATGTAAAGTCTTTTGGATAGTAAACGATTACTTTCCACTTACCTTCAAAACTCTTTTCAGTGATTGTCTCAAATGCATTGTCTGGTGTCAATGCACCTGGTTTTACTCCAGTGACTGCAAAACTGGTTAATTTATCGCCTATTGTTTTCATAACTTTTCTCCTGTGTGTTAAAAATATATTTATTACGTAGTTTGTTGCCCATTTAAAATTTTATCTATCATATCAATTCCATTTTTAGTAACATCTCTCCAATGTAGCAAAGAATCTATATCAAAATTTTCTATAGGGATTTCGGTAAATCGGTGTAGAGTATGTATTAGAAAAGAAGGGTCACCATGATATAGTTCCTTCCAAGATACAAACAACGAGTTAGGGAATTTTTTACTATAATTAAAATAATTAAACATTTTTAAAATTGCAGTTTTATCTTTATTAAAATAAAATTTTAACTGCGTAGGTGTTGGCTTTATATTAAAACAGTCGATTCCATGTTTACCCAAAAATACTTTTGCTAATTCATCAACGTCATCTAACTCATACGTAATTCTTATAAATCTTTTAAAATACATACCAAGTAACTGTGTGTCATTAATATGTAATGCAGTATAATAAGGTTTACTAGTAGTAGTGGTATTTGTTTTACTAAGTATATGGTTAACCTTTTCCATGTCAGGGGCATCTGGTCCTAAAAAAGGACTGTGAATATCTTTTAATCCCCCATGAGCATTTCCGTATTCACTAAGTTTAAGTAATTCTTTACTATTTCTTTTGGCACTTACTATTAAATGGCAGAGAAAATTTCCACCTGTACCACTCATATAAGCTATGGGAATAATATCTTCATTCATACTTTAAAAAACTATTTATATAATCAATACCAAATTTTGTAAGAGTTCTCCATTGATATAAAAGGTCTACTGAAAAATTCTCTATAGGTATGTTAGTGAACTTATGTAGCTTATAAATTAATATTGATGGATCGTCATGGTATATATTTTTCCAAGACACGAACAGTGAAGAATCATAACCTTCTTGGTAAGCAAAGTAAGCTAATTGTTCTTTCAACATATTAATTAGTTGAGGAATCATAAATGTTTTTACTTTTACTGCAGGGTTTAAGTCATCAACAATGGCTTTAGCTAGAAATACTTTTGCTAGTTCTTCCGTGTCATCCAATTCATACGTGATTCGTATAAATCTACTAAAGTGTTCGCCGAGCAACTTTACATTTTGAATATGAGAAATTACATAAAAGGGTTTATCAACCTTATCTTTGTAAAACATAACTTTATTTTTACAAAGATTAATCATATTTGTAATTTTATCTATATCCGAGTCGATTGTTTTGCCTGGTGTTTGACCGTCTTTTAACCCATGATGGGCGTTTCCATATTTGCTAAATGTTATATTATTTTTATTATTATTTTTGGCGCTTAGTATAAAATGACAAAGAAAATTTCCACCTGTACCGCTCATATAAGTTATGGGTATTATATCTTCATTCATTTTTCTTCCCGTATACGTTTCTCTACCGCATTTGCACCCAAACGTGTTGTGTCTCTCCACTGAAGTAACTGGTCTATTGAAAAGTTTATCACTGGGATGTCAGTAAACTTGTGTAATTTATCAATTAGTATTGAGGGGTTGTCATGATATATATTTTTCCAACTTACGTATAATACATTATCATGTTGTTCATAAACAAAATTTGTACTGTTTTTTACTAATTGAAATTTTGTTGCTGGTATAAAAATTGAAAGTTTATTTCTAACTAAATTTTTGCTGTCTGATACATACTTACCTATAAAAATATTAGTTAATAAGTCAATATCATCCTTATCATATGTAATACGAATTGATTTTTTAAAATTTTTAGTGATTAGTTGTGAGTCAACTATATGACCCAAAGTATAGTAAGGTTTAATTTTATCTGTTGCTATATCATATGATAACAAATAATCTATCTTTTTCTCATCACTATCATAGGGTGCATAAGGTGCTATTGGTATGTCTGCACCATTGCCGTGTGCGTTTCCATATATGCTTAGTTTCAATGCATATTTGTCAAAGTCATTATACTTTGCTGAAACAATAAAATGGCAAAGAAAATTTCCACCTGTGCCGCTCATGTAACTAATAGGTATTATATCAACGGTCATCAGTGGCGTTTTTTGTAGTCCTCTACTGCGGCTTTGATGGCGTCTTCTGCGAGGATTGAGCAGTGGATTTTAACTGGGGGGAGGGCGAGTTCTGTTGCGATATCTGAGTTCTTGATGGTTGCAGCCTCATCCAATGTTTTACCCTTGACCCACTCTGTAACAAGGCTTGAAGAAGCAATTGCCGACCCACACCCGTATGTCTTAAATTTGGCATCTGTTATTATTCCTGTATTGTTATCTACTTTAATTTGTAATTTCATTACGTCACCGCATGCAGGAGCTCCTACCATGCCTGTACCTATATCAGTTTCATCTTTACCAAAACTACCCACGTTACGTGGGTTTTCGTAGTGGTCAACTACTTTTTCTGAATATGCCATAATTTTACCTTAAAGTTAAATGTCCTGTTGCGGCTAGTATTGCTAATACTGGACCCGCAATATGTTCTAAAATTTCATATAGCGCCCACACTGTAAGTGCTACTGCCCACCAAGGGTTAGATTCTGCTTTTTGTCCTAACCAAGTAAAAAATTTACCATGAGTTCTACCTATTGCATTTGCGAATCTTACTATCATACATGTTATTCTTTCTTATTAAACATTGTTAAAACTTTTGCTTGAATGTTCTTAGCAAACTGAGGTTGAGGGAAGTTCCATCCGACGAATGCACCCAAAAATAAATATAATAGCGTTTCTAACATAATAGTATCTCCTATAATGTATTTAGTCATCTAAATCATCTGGTAAAACTACCCAACCTAATTTAAACAAATCTTCACGAATTTCCTCAGTTACAAAGCCTTCACTAACAAATGCCTGTAGTTGAAGATATTGTTGTTTTTGCACATCGTTGAATTCTGCTATTTCTTCTTCAGAAGGGTTATTTTTAATACCACTACAGTACCAATCTATGTAGTCACCTTCTTCACGCATGTCAGCAATAATACCACCTGCATATCTCCAACTACACCCCCATTTTTTTTCAGTTAGTATGGGCCACACATCATTTTTAGTAAAGTCTCTATTGCACATTGCCGCATACAAATTCTGTGCATAGACTTCATCACCTTTAGCTTTATCACAAATCCATTTAGTACTACGTAAGTCGTACTCCATGTTGTCTTTTTGCCATTCAGGATTAACAAGATTTTCTGCATCTTGCTCACGCCAAGTTTTATACATGTCAATGTAATCAGGATTAGGTTCTTTACCTTCTTCCTCACAACGTTTAATATATCCCTCTTTTTGAAAGGTATGACGTTCACTACTACTGTTTACTTTAGTCATTTCCTATTTCCATCCAAGTATGGTCACCCATATACTTTACTTGAGTTATATAGTCATAACTTTCTGGTTTACCAGAACTCCACTCATCTGGTCCGTGATGCGATAATATCATTTGTTGTTTTCTATTGTCAAAAATTAACCAATAATACTGACCCATTACAATTTGAAATTGATATTCAGCGGCATAGACTAAATCAGTAACATCAAGTCTACGTTTTATATCTTCTGCTTGCTTTTGTAATACTGCAACTAACTCCATAATTCTATCATATTCTTGCTTGGCATAAATCCTAGCATGATTAATCATTATGTCTTTTTGTTTTGCAATTGGTATCAAATCAAATTTAGGACCACCTGCTTCAGTTGGATATTCTGAAACATTTCTATTAAAGAACGGGACAAGAGAGTCTCCTACTTTAAGGTCATAACTAGTACGACCTTTAGCAAGATTACTCTTGTTCTCGTCTTCTTCACTCATACTATTTAAAGAAAATTAATGCCATTACAACTGCTTGAGCCATGAAGCCCAATCCAATTGTAATAAGATTTAATCTGTCTTTGGTAATAATTGCCTTCATAAACAATAAAGCTAAAGCAGACCATACAATCAACACGATATCAATGGGAGGCATAACATCAGTTAAGCCTAACATAACTCCAATTAAATTGGGAGCAGTTGCACCATGTAAACATAGTACTGCCATCCAATGAATTGTCTCAGATGATAGGTGCGTGATTTTTTCTGCAAAATCTTTACCAAAATTTTGAATGCTTTTTGTTACGTTATCAATTACATCTGTCATTTTAATCTTTCCTATTGTTGTCTTCATAAAATATATGATTGCCTATTTTGGCTACTTTACGTAGCTTCCAGTTTGGATTTATATAATCAGCATGATAATATAATGCATGTTTTACTCCATCCAATCTGAATCCTTCTAACATAACCTTTTTAGCTACTTCATAGCTTTCTTTGTATGCGGCATTGTTAATTGCCTTAGTTTTGTTAATACTATCTATACAATACCAAGAAAATTGACAAACTACTTTTTCCATAATTATGTTTTTCTGATATACCACTGCACAGATGTCTTTTGGAAATCTAGGATCATTTACTCTGTTTAATGTTACTTGCGCTACTGCTACTTTACCTTCGAATGGCTCATAACCTGCTTCTCGGTAAATATTTTGTGTCATGCAATTTAATCTTTGTTCAATCACTTTAGTAGAGGTCGTTTCTAGATAACGATCCTGTCCTTTATAGTAATCTAATTTGTAATGTGTAATGTCTTTAGTTAGAAACAACACAATGATTGTTCCTAATATCATACATACACCTCGTATTACATTTTCCATTTTTTCTCCTTTCATCAAGTTCCCTCAACTCACAGGGACAAAAACATAGTATAACAGATATTGCTATATTATACAATATGTTTTGGTTAATGTACCCAACAATCGCAGTTACATGCAATAACTTGTTCGATAGCCTCAGATACTGAGTTAGTGGCCGGCAATAGTACACCTGATGTGTAATATGGGTTTAATGACGGTGGTATCAAGGATTGATACGGTGATCCGCCTAAACTGCCGGGTACTGCTGGCCCACCTGTTGCCACAGGTGTTCCAATTCCTACACCAACCTGTCCTGCTAGAGCAGGATTACCATTTGCAGTTAATGCAGTGTTTGATAAATTATTTGGTGTCAGTGATGGGTCTATTGTTACATTGAATGGTATAACAGGTGTAACATAATATAATTGTGTAACTGGATTATAATAGCCTGCAGGTATAATAGTAGGGTCGGGATATGATAACGGAGTAGGAACATTGGCAGTTGTTGTAGTGACATTTGCATTAGCATCGGTAACAGTTATTGTTGTAGGTACTGACAAACTACCATTTGCTAGTAATTGTTTTTGCTGTTCTATGGGCAATGCATCTGCAATAGTATTATCTAAAATTAAACCTGCTTTATTTAATCTATCTTGATTTCTGCTTTCTCTCATCAATCCAATAGTACTTTGTCCAGTTACAATATCTGTGTCTGAAATAGCTTCTATTGTTTGTGCTGACATGTGTGGTTCTGTATCTTTTGCATATTTAGGAACGTTGTCAACAAAGCTGTACATTGTTATTGGATATGGATTAAGATTTGGTATTAATTCTGCAGGGGGTGTGTTTGGTGGAGGTTCCGAAGTCAATCCAATGTTTCTTGCACGTTGCTCTTGATTTAGTCTTTCACCAATATTGTTCCAATTAAGATTTAATTTACTTGCTAATGTTAAATTGTTATTACGTATTGAGAATATCTCATCGTTAGCCTGATTGATATATAATTGCACAGGTGTGTTCATACCGGGCCAACCCGATTCATATACAGTTACACTTCCATCAGACCCGTATCGTGCACCTGCTGTGTTTGTTCCACCAGTAGCTATGCTTCCGTTTGATTGGACAGGCAGTGTTGCAGTTGGTGGACTTAGAATGGTTACATATTCAACTGGTGCAGTAGGTGCTGAGGGTGGACCTGCTTGATTAACTGAGGTTGTAGTATACTTGTAAGCTGAGCCGGGGCTAAATGAGTAGCCAGTGATTCTACCAAAAGTGCCACCGTGATTACTAGCGGCAAAAGTATCGTCTGTACCCATGCTTGTTATGCTAGCGGATGCGCCGCAATTATTAGGAGTTAATACTACTGGATTTGGTAACGGGGCTGTACCTCTACTGTAACCTCCACCTGCATTAGTAATACTAGATGAAACTGTATAATACCAATCGTCAATTCTAGGTTGACCTGCTATGGGAGGCTCTGCTAATGGGTCAGGTGGTATATAAGGTTGAATCAGTATATTGTACCTGGTTTGTATCATGCTTACTTGGGCACGTTCCCAGGTAACTGCTAAGAAAAGTTGATTGTATATGTTAGATAATTTAGCTGTTGTTAATGTTTGTATTTGTGACTGAATAATTTTCCATGGATAAGGCAAACAACTCATGCATCCAAAGAAGTCTGAGAATGTGTACGTGTTATATGGTCCGCTACCTAATGCTACTATTCCTGCACCTAGCTGTGCTTCTGTTATGTTTGTGGGTACATTAGTGCCATTGGTCAATGGTAGACCTTTGTTTGTTTCCATAGTACCTGCAACTTGTGCAAACTTTTCTATAGGAACACCTTGAATGTTCCTAATCTGTTGCATTGTTCTACTAAATGCTCCTGCCGCAGTTGCTATATCATTGGGTAATATATTATTTAAATAACTATTAAAACCGTTAGGTAATGTCTGAATATTTAAATCAGTAGCAGTGGTGTTATTTGCAGTATTTACTGGTTGTTGTGTATCTATTGCCATATTATTGTACTATATTCGATTGTGACACTATATCCCTAATCTGCTGTTGTTTGTATGTTGCCAAACGTTTAATTCTAGTAGATTCGTCTGCTGAATCAGATTGACCTTTAGTAGTGCCAAACGCATCACCTGTGGTGTTTGATTGATTGTTAGTATTCGTTACAGGTAATGTTGTATCAGTAGTTGCAGGTGTGCTAGCGGGTTGGGGAGCCGGAGCAATAGTGGGTGAGCCTGGCGGAATAATAGTGCCTACTAATTTGTCCATTGTGTCAGACATTAGAGCCGGATTCACACCTGTGCCAACATAGATTGGATAATATGTTTTGCTATTAGTTGGGCCAGGGCTTGCATTGTATATCGGTACAGTTAATGATTGGTAACTATTTGGAAACAGTTTTTTTACATCTAATAAGTCTGCTAATGTTTCTAACCCTTTAGTGCTACAATTTAATGATATACAAATACTTTGTAAGTCTACACCTGTTATAATTAAAAATGCCGCGTATGTTTGCTGTTGTTGTAAACTTGTGACATTAACATTATTTACAACTGTAGTTATTTCTTCTGGATTTAGACCTGCGCCTATTAATGCTAAAGTAAGTGATGGTGTTAATGCATTATTTTTCTTTAGTGTAGCTAATAAATTACTAGGTAATCCAAATGATTGTATTTTTGATAAGTCTATTGCCTTACCCAACGCAATCAAATCTTGACCAAACGCAGGAGCCGCTAATGTTACTCCACTTATGTCACTACTAATCAAATCATTTTGATTACTAAAAGTACCTTCTAAGAAGTGTATTGAGTTATGTAGTGATGTAATGGCTTGATTAGAATAACCAATAAAGGCAGCAGAAGCCATAAAGGAACCTAAGAAGTCGGTATAGTATCCATTAGTAGCTAACATGTTGTTGTAATTAAATTCATTCCATGCTTGCCACGGATACAATCTTAGATAACCCCAACTTGCAACTTGTCCGGTATAACTTGCACCGCCCCAATTTGGATCACCTGTGTATGTAAATGTAGGAGGCTTTGAGTTACCTAACCCTGGTATGCCACCTGTTGGTTGTGTTGCGTCACCCGATGAATAGCCAGCTAAGTATGAACGTGAGTTCCATAATTCGCCACCAACAGGTTTAATAATTTGTACTGCACCACCTGCAGGACCACCTGTATTAGTAATAGTCATGGTAACGATATGGTCCCCTGCCACTACGTTTACTGTTACAGTATCATTACTCGTAAACGTAGTTGTTGCTGGTCCAATTGACACATTATCCAATGTAACTGTCATTGAGTTATCTGCGGCATAATTAAATGCGTACAAACCCGTTGCAGGAAAATTAACACTTGTTGTATATGTGTATGTAGATACGTCATCTCTGTTATTTGTCCAAATAGCATAGCTGTTCATAAAACTACCCCATGCACTGTTAGTAACAGTATACCAATCTAAGTACTCACCTACATATATTAAATTTTGATATGTGTTAGCATTTACAACACCCCTAGTATAACCGTCATTTATAGCCCAAGTTAATAATCTTAATACAGTGTTTTGAATTAATGTACCAAAAGAATAGCTACCGATATTATGGCTTGTACCCATATACCCTACGCCAACCTTGTTAATCCATAGACCTTTGTTTTGCAAAAGTCCACTCATTGAGTTGACGCCTAATGGACTTTGTTTTCCTGTATCACTCATGGGCAAAATACATCATCACTACCTTGAACAATCGGATGACCGCAAGTTACTGATGAGCCTATTCTTAATAATGGTTGTCCTTCAGCAAAAACAGTAGGACTCCCCTCTGTAGTTGATGCCGCCGCATGTGGAGGATGCGGGTTATTTTTTCTTCTGGGCCATGGAGCATGTGCGCTTATTTGACTAGTATGCAGACCTACAGCTATATTGTTTACATAAACGGTATCAGCACCGTGGAGTATTGCACCACCTGGCGCGTTAGTGTCACCTAATCTGCTTACTCCTGTCATTATACTATCCTAATACAATTTTTTTGCTTGGTACTTTGATACCCGTAGTTGCTTCCAAGTACTTGTCTTTTATACTATCTTCTGTGTCTGCATAAAAAGCAATACTATTAGTATTTAGCGTTACGTTTCCTTTGGGTTCTGCGGTAAACAAACTAGGAATCATTTGCATTCCTTGTTGTGTTGGTGCAATGCTCACTGGTTCTGTGACGATAATATTGTCACGTGTAATGTCAACAATCTTAGCAATAAGTTCTTCACCGCTATTTAATTTGAATGTGTATACTTTTCCGTTTTCCATTAGTTACTCTCTGTTAATTTTTGTTTAAGTTCAGTGAAACCACCGATTAAATGTCCATTTAAAAAGATTTGTGGTACTGTACGTGCAGTTGGAACTGCCGCTAGCAATTCTTCCCTAGTGTACCCATCACCAATTTTCTTTTCTTCAAACTCTATTCCCTTACTTGTCATCAATGCTTTTGCTTGGTCACAGTAAGGGCAATTGTACTTACTCCATATAATTGCTTTCATTTTATTTTCCTTTAACTATATTTGTTTTAGCTTCTGCTTTGTCTTGTGCTTTGATTGGTAAACTTACCGGGTATTGGGCACATGCATCTGGATTACCTTGACCTGCTTCTGTTAAGAACGATGTTGCAGGTGGTACTTGACCAGTAGGGCATGAACATATTGCTATGCCACCTGCACCTTTCTTACAGTTCCAACTAAAGCAGTTACTAGACTTTGCACCAAGATTCAAACTAGCATCACACTTCTGTATAGTAGCTTTTTGTTTCCAAGGTAGAGGACTAAAGTTATTAGCCTCTTGTGGATAGAACACTTTGGGTGCAAACAAACTCCAGACATGATTGCTATCTGTTGCGGCACAACTACCCTTCATGTTGCCGGCACTTGTATCAGCAATAGCCACACCGTCAAGAATAGGACAACGACATTCTACTTCAGGATAAGGTACACCGTTATTACCAGTAATTGTTCTTCCAGTTGGTTTACAAGTGCTTGCGGCACATAGTGCGTACTCACCATTACAAGTTGTAATGCCATCTTTAGCTGGTTGAGCAAATACGGGGTTTGATAGTATTAGTAATGCTATAATTGCTAATAGTTTTTTCATTTTGTTTCCTTTTATTTCGTAGTTACTTGAACGTTGCTCACACTCCAATATGAACTAGTGTTGTTGCATAATGCACCCCATCCACAGCTTCCATTCCACCATGGAGCAGAGCCTGGGCCCTTAGGGCTATAGCCTTGCCAAAATGATATAACAGGCCAATAGCCGTTCTTCATCGTAGTTACTAAGTCATTCATATCTACTGTTCCGCTTCCTTCTGCGCCTGATCCATCATTGGTATCATATACTACAACACTGGTAGAACCTTGTTGATAAGTTACTACCATTCTAGGTGTATCGTATGTGATAGATGCAACCATATCAAAAGGTTTAGTCATATCAATACTAGTCATATCATGTAATCCAGCTGTTGGGTCGTTTTTCATATTAGCACTAGTAAAGCAACTATTGTTTAATGCTGTACTAGCATATGAATATTCATAGCGTTGTGGTGCTGAACTACCACCTGTTCCCAAATGTAATGTAGTTTGATATAACTTATTACCGTTAGTTTCCATAAAATCAATTTCTCTACAATTCCACTGATTACCATTGCCACCTGCGTCACAATAATTGTTGCCAATTGGTTGTGTTGTTGGTTGTACAGGGTTCGATACTAAGTAGATAGATGCGTTAACATAGTTGTTTCCTAACTTACTTAAATCTACAGTGGCTCTAAATTCAGTAATGTTAGCATAACTTTGTGTGGCTACTAATCTACCTGCTTGACATTGTGTGCCTGAGCCAAACGTTATAGAGTTACCACTAATAGTAGGTGCACCACCTGATGTGCAATTTGCAGTGTAGTCTAATACAAATGTTGGGGCAGTTGCAGTTGCTTTAGGTACTTCGCTAGTTGGTTTAGTACACGCTGATAGTGCGAGTAAACTTAATATAACTAATAATTTTTTCATTTCATTTTCCTTTTATAAATTTGGTAATGCGTCATAGTCTAATGTATCACCCATTACACCAATAACATAATTTGTTGATTCACTCTCTTGTAGTGCTGTTTGTTTTTTACTTGTGTCACTATGTTTATTAAACCAAGGGATAGGAGTTGACTTTGGAGCAGGTGATTGATATTTAATACCAATATCGCTTAATGCTCCCTTTGCAGTGAAGTCTACAAAGTCTTTAAGAATATTTGCATTTAGTCCAATAACAGGACCAAACTTGAATAAGTACTCAGCCCATTCTTTTTCTTCACGAATTACATCAACATAAATTTGATATACTTCTTTTTCACAATCTAATTTTGCATTAAGAAAACGAGGATCTTCTTTGATTACTTGATTAATTAACCAAGCAGTCCATTCTTTATGTAGTAACTCATCTTGTAAAATTAAACTGATAATATTACCATTACCAATAAAGATTTTGTTCTCAACCATTGCTAAACTTGTAGCAAAACTTACCATAAAGCGGAATGCTTCTAGTGCATAACTAGCATGTAGTGCTAACCAAATTGCTTTGATATGTTCTACTTCTGAGATAAATTCTCCCACTTCTTTTCTGCAATTAATTAGGTGTAGATTATCGTAGTACTTACCAACACTACTTGCCATACCAATAATTTCCTGTGTATCATGAATAGTATTGAACACATCTTTCGGGACGTTGTAAATATTGCGAATAATGTGACTATAGCTACGACTATGTATATTTGTCTCAAAAAAGCTCCAATTATACATTAGTGCTTCCATTTCGGGAATACTTACTACAGGAGTAAAGATTTGACTAGGGCCGCGACCCTGTAAACTGTCTAGTGCAGTTTGACGTAATAAATTACTTGTAAAGATATGTTTAACTGTGCTACTAGCTTCTTTAAAGTCATTGGCATCTTTAGTTAAACTTATTTCTTCAGGTACCCAAAAGAATCCACGTGCTGTTTGTTCAATCTTTACTAGTTTGTTATATTTTACTTCTTCAAATCTTTGAATGGTTACGGGACCTTCCGGGTCCAAAAACATTTTTCTATTCAAATAATCTGTTTTAGTGCTTAAGTTGTATTGTTGTTTGCTCATATTAAATTATGCTCTCAAGTTCTTTGCTAATTATATCTGCTATAAGTTGGTGACCTAATTTCGTTGGGTGCTGACTGAAGGGATTTAAATGCTTGCTATTAACTAAAAATTCTACTCTATTACTATCAATTTTCCACGTTGAAGTATGATATTTTTTATCCATATCTTGTATACCTGTTTGTTGTGCCATTTGAGACAACAAATCACGTGTTTCAAAATCATTGTGTCCTAAAAAATTATCAAGTTCAAAATTATACTTGTGTGTGTTGAAAGTATCAAACCATAAATTTTTAATACCATTCCCTTTATAGAACTGATTAATAAATTGAATTTCTTCTGTTAGTAGTTGAATTTCATGTTCATGGTTATAATAATTTAATACATAACTTTTGATAGCGGGGCTTTGTGCTATGCCATTATTAAACATAATGTCCTTTGCTATATTAGCATTGATATCATAAAAGTAGGATCTCGCGGTTGATGTTATACCATGTAACACTACAATTTCTGCATTTTCTTTAACAAGGTCTTTATATCTATCTGAATTAAAAAACTTTTTTAAGAGTAAGAATTGATGTTGATTACTGGAACCACCTAACCCAAAATTTATGTTTTCAAAATCATATTTTTTAGCTAATAGGCCCCTAAAACTAACTGTGTTAGCTACTTCAACACTACCAACACTATATCTTAATATGTTATAGTCTTTAAGGGTCATTCCCTCTTCATATCCGGTGCCCACACCGTACATCCAACTACATCCAAAAGTTACTAATATTTTTCTTGCCATACAATACCTTTTTATAATTTACACGCTTCACAATCTTCTTCATTGTCAAAATCAATAAGTTCTAACGGCTTATCTTCTGGTGTTTCTTTACTGCCTTGTTTATTAATCAAGCTATAGTAAAAAGTTTTTAATCCCCAAATATGCGCTTGCATCAAATTCTTAGCTATCAATGTTGTTGGTACTTTTTTATCTACAAAAAATGCAGGATTATAAAATGTGTTAGTACTTATGCTTTGGTCCACATAGGCCGCTAAAACTGCGGATGTTTTTAAATAAGCATCACAGTTTTTTTGTTCCCACATCAATTGATATTTGTTCTTGAGTTTGCCATATTCAGGTACAACTTGCGTAAAACTTCCCGCTTTACTTTCTTTCACACTAATCAAACTCATCGGCAATTCAATACCATTCGTGCTATTGATAACTACACTACTAGATTCTACAGGAGCAATAGCCATTAATGTAGCATTACGGACACCATATTGCTTCATGTTTTCACGCAATGGTTCCCAATCTAATTCGGGTGTGAAATCTGCTAAATCATTAACACCATTGGCGCGTAATTCCCAAGGGAATATTCCTTGTCCATATCGTGTTTTACTACTATCGACACATGCACCTCTTTCTTTAGCTAATTCAACTGTGGCTTCAGTTAGATAAAAAGCCTGATGTTCCATCCATGATTTAACTTCTTGTAGTGCATCTTTTTCACCATACTTATAGCTACGCTTTGCATGCCAGTATGCTAAGTTAGTTACACCAATACCAAGTGGTGATATTTCATCATTACTTAATTTACTTTGAATACTTAAAAAGTCTTGATAGTCAAGTATGTTGCATAGACTACGCTGTAAAATGCGGCAAACACGGCGCATGTCTTCTGGATTGCGGAATGCTCCCCAGTTGATACTACCGAGCGTACAAAGAGCAATGCGGCCGTCCACATCATCAAGGCGTTTAAAAGATTTAGTAGGTAAAAGTATTTCACAGCAAAGGTTACTCTGATAAATTGTATGATATTCTGGATCAAATGGTCCTTGATTCATTACATTGTCAATGAATACTAGATAGATGCGACCAGTATCTGTTCTTTCTTTTAGAATACCGCTTTTGAATACTTCTTCGGCAGCCATTGACTTTTTGCGTAATTTTGGTGTATTTTCGTATTTTACATACAGTTCTTCAAATAACGCTGTGTTACGATAAAAGGCTTCATATAAGTCGGGTACTTCATTCGGATCAAAGAAGGTGATATTTTCTTTGTTTTTAAAGCGTTTCCAAAAGAATGCGCTAAGGACAACTCCGTAGTCCATGTGTCTAACTCTAGTTTCTTCTGTACCTTGATTGTTTTTAAGCACAATAAGGTCATCAAACTGATGATGCCAAATGGGATAAAATACTGTAGCACTTGCATTGCGAATACCTCCTTGACTGCAACTTCTTAAATCACCGAACCATTTCTTTAAAAACGGAACCATGCCGGTGTGCATAATTTCGCCACCACGAATAGGGCTACCTAGTGAACGTAGTCTTCCAATTTCTAAGCCTATACCAGCACGTTTGCTAGCATATTTTGCCATCATTTCTCCTGATGCGAAAATACTGTCCAAATCATCATCCGAGCGAATAAGCACACAACTACTAAACTGCTTAGTAGGCGTACCAAGCCCTGCCAGTACTGGTGTAGCCAATGTGAATAACCCGTCACTGGCTGCGTTGTAGTATTCTTTGATATATCGCATTCTTGCACTATTTGGTTCTTCTTTATGAAAGACTGTGGCTGCGGCGATAATGTATCTAATTTGTGGAGTTTCATATATTTCCTTTGTGCTACGATTTTTTACTAGGTATTTTTCAATGAGTTGCTCAATGGCGGCATAACTATATTGCTCATCCTTAGAATGATCCAACATATCATTCATCTTGTTCCAATCATCTTCAGTGTACCATTCAAGCAATTCGTTAGAGTATAACCCAGTATCTACGTTCTTTTTTACAGTTTTATATAAATGAGGCGGTTGATATTCTCCATATACATCTTTGCGTAACATGCTTAACTTTTGTTTGCCTGCAACAAATTGATAATTGGTATGTCCAATATCAGGGTGTGATTCAACATCAATTAGGTCAACGATTGCCCTAAGTGTTATTTCATCAATTTGTTTTGTTGATATGCCATCATAAAAATGTAGTTGACTTTTAATCTCTACCATTGACGGGCTTACATCTGCTATGCTCTTACATACTTTTGCGACTTGTGCTTGCCATTTTTCTAGATCCAATGGTTCTTTTCTACCATTTCGTTTAATTACATTAATCATTTTTCACCTATTATACTTTTTATTTTGGCTATATCTATTTTATAGTCTGTTTTAAATTGAGTCGAATTAATATTTAGAACTGAGTTCGGGTAGTAATTCAATACATATTTTGCGCGGTCAACCATGACTAAGGCAAATTCTTCACTATTATCGTCTTTTGCTAGGCAAAAGTCAATATCTTTTATACCCAATAGTAATAGTGTATAAACCATACCCAAACCTCTAGAGATTTGACAGTATGTATTGTCATTTAATAAATCCCATGGACCTGGCCAATTATCCACATCCTGATGGTGTAAGTGACGGTTAACCAAAGGTGCATATTGCCACCATTTGTCTATTTCTAGACAGACAGTAGCAATATCTTTATTTTCGAGGGATTTCCTAAGGTCGTACCAACTCTTTAACCTAGTTACATATTCTAATTGAAAAACATTAATCACATTGTACTTATCATTTTTAAAAAATGTTTACAAAATACAATGTGACCTTTTTTTAGAATCGACCAACTGCGACTTCAATAGTACCTTCAGTACCTGTAAAGTTCTCTAATGATTTACCAATGATAGTACCAGCACGTGCTTCATTGTTAGCAATAGCACGACCGTTTTCACCTGTAACCATTAAGTCACCTTTAGCAACATTACCTGTTACTTTAACTGGTACACGACCTTGTAGCGCAACATTAACCACGTGTTCACCTTGACAATCATTGTTCATTGTATAAGCTGGGTTAGTTGTTACTACACCTGCTACACGTGTGCTATCAAATGTATTAGCTAATGTGACTTCTTGTTCACCACCAAATACTAGAACTGTTCCAGGTGTGTACTCTGAGTCAGCAACATATTTTTCTGCCAAGTCAGCGTATGTAGCATTCAATCTTGAACCTGCACTTAATGAGAAGTTACCAGTAAGTGTCCCTGTGTTGGTATTTGAACCAACTGATATAGTTGACGCATTTGTTAATGTTAGACCAGTTAATGTACCAACTGATGTAATATTTGGTTGTGCCGCAGTTGTTACAGTACCTGCTGTAGTAGCACTACCTGCTGTACCTGCTGAACCACTTACTGAACCTGTAATAGTTGCTGTCACACTCAATGCACTCAATGTACCAACTGATGTAATATTTGGTTGGGCCGCAGTTGTTACAGTACCTGCAGTAGTTGCACTTGGTACAGTACCTGTTACGTTAGCACCAGGGATACCTGTTAAACCAGTAGCCGCACCATAATGTGTTGCAGTTACGTTTGCACCACTGATGTTACCAGTTACAGCAAGTGATGTTAATGTACCAACTGATGTAATGTTAGGTTGAGCGGCTGTTGTTACTGTAGCTGCCGTTCCACTTACAGAACCTGTAATAGTTGCTGTCACACTCAATGCACTCAATGTACCCACTGATGTAATATTTGGCTGAGCCGCAGTTGTTACAGTGCCTGCAGTAGTTGCCGCACCTGACAATGCACCTGTAAATGTTGTTGCACTTACGTTACCTGCACTAATATTACCGGTAACTGCTAATGAAGTCAATGTACCTGTACTTGTAATATTTGGCTGAGCCGCAGTTGTTACAGTACCTGCGGTAGTTGCACTTGAAACAGTACCTGTTACGTTACCACCTGCAATTGCACTTAATCCACTACCATTACCAGTAAACACGCCTGTGTTAGCGGTAAATGCTACCGCAGTTACAGTGCCATTAACACCTAATCCTGTTAATGTACCAACTGATGTAATGTTACCTTGTGCTGCCGTTGTTACTGTACCCGCTGTAGTTGCACTTGTTGCCGCACCACTTAATGCACCCACAAATGTTGTTGCTGTAATTGCACCATTTGCTACGTTAGCAACAAAAGCTGCATTAGCACTTCTAGTAATGTTACCGGATGTTGCACTTGCTAAGTCTAAGTAGAAATTACCTGTTGTTTGTAGTGCTACTGTACTTGTATCAGCAATGTTTGCACGTGCTACGTTCAAGTTGGGAACTAATGTAGTACTTGTTACAGTAAACGGTGCAGTACCTGTTGCTACGTTACTTACTAAGAAACTTGCTGTGATGTTACCTGCTGTAGCAAAGTTACCTGACGTAGTTGTTCCTGTTACTGTCAAGCTAGATAATGTACCAAGTGAAGTAACGTTTGGTTGTGCCGCAGTTGCTAATGTACCTGTCAATAATGTACCACTTACGTTACCAGCACTTACGTTACCTGTTACTGTTAGTGATGTCAATGTACCTGTACTTGTAATGTTAGGTTGAGCCGCTGTTGTTACCGTACCTGCTGTAGTTGCACTTGTTGCTGTTGATACTGTACCTGTTACGTTTGCACCCGGAATATTTGTTAATCCGTTAGCATTACCAGTAAATACACCTGTATTTGCTGTAATATTTGGAGCTGTTATTGCACCAACTACAGATAAATTACCATATCCATCAAATGTAGCTGCCGCTGAAGGAGTAATGTTACCAACTGAAGTTGTATAAACTATTACCTTTGTACTACGACTTGTATCAGTAAAGTTTTCTGCCGCTACCACATCAACACGACCAGTAGATGAGTTACCAAACTGTAAGCTACCGTTACTGAAACCACGACCTGTAAACTGTGACAAGATGTCATTAGTTTGTGATTGTAGTGGAGTAGCCGCTGAACCACGTGCAGTACGACCAGTGAATGCTACATATGAGTTACTATTACCAAACGAATCTTGTGTGATACGTGTTTGTGTGCTATCGGCACCTGCAATGTGTACGTCTGTACCTGATGTCGTAGAGTTACCAGTAATTGAGTAACTTGCTGATTGACCTACACCATATACTGTTACTCTAGTATCAGGAGTTGAGCCACCTATTACTAAATTACCACTAGATGTATTAGAACTGATTGTAGCATAGTTAGCACTTACCAAGTTAGCACCAGTCAAGTTACCTGTTGTAGTATTACCTAGAACTGCTAATGAACTTAATGTACCAACAGATGTAATATTTGGTTGTGCCGCAGTTGTCAATGTACCTGCTAAGTAATTTGCACTTACTAAGTTAGCACCACTCAAGTTACCTGTTGTTGTATTACCTAATACTGCTAATGAACTTAATGTACCAACAGATGTAATATTTGGTTG